AGAAATGGCAAGAAGCATTTTCCAAGATATTGAAAGAGTGGGATAAGTAATGGCTGGCAGTAGAACACTCAAGCTCTCGATTCTTGCCGATGTCGCTGATCTCAAGAAAAATCTTGATACTGGCTCTAAAGAGGTTGAAGGCTTTGGCGGTAAGTTAGAGAAGTTTGGCAAGGTTGCAGCAGCCGCCTTCGCAGCAGCAGCTGCAGCAGCAGCGGCCTATGCGGTCAAGTTAGCCGTTGATGGCGTTAAGGCAGCTATTGAAGATGAGGCTGCCCAGCTTCGTTTAGCTAATGCTCTTAAGAATGTTACTGGCGCAACCGAAGCCCAGATTTCAGCAGTTGAGGAGCAGATACTCAAAACCTCATTAGCTACTGGCGTTGCCGATGACCAATTGCGTCCAGCGCTTCAGCGCCTAGCAACTGCCACAGGATCAGTTACTAAATCCCAAGATTTATTAAACCTAGCTTTAGATATTTCAGCTGCTACTGGCAAAAGCGTAGAAGCCGTCTCAAATGCCCTTGGCAAGGCCTACGAAGGCAATACAGGCTCTCTAACGCGTTTAGGTGTTGGTTTATCCAGCGCTGAAATTAAAGCCCTTGGTTTAGAAGGAACGACAAGGAAATTAGCCGAAACCTTTGGGGGAGCAGCCACAGTTCAAGCCAATACTTTTGAAGGTCAAATTCAAAGACTTAAAGTGGGTTTTGATGAAGCTAAAGAATCCGTCGGCGCAGCTTTACTCCCGACTTTGCAAAGACTTTTAGATTATTTCATCAATACAGTTATTCCACAATTTATTAAATTCAAAGATGCAGCCATTCAGCCTGTAACTGATGCCATTGCTCGCAATAAAGAATCTTTAACAATTCTTTATAACTTCATTAAAGACTTTATAGTTCCGATTTTTATTAATGGACTTGGTTCAGCTTTAGGCTTCATTGGTAAAGTCGCTGGAGGCGTATTAGATGTAATTGGATTCGTAGTCAAAGGAATTCAAGGAGCAGTAAGCCTAGCTATTGATGGCATAAATGCTCTTATCAGAGCTTATAACGCAGTCCCTTTACTTCCTAATATTTCAACGATTTCAAAGCCTAGTTTTTCAGCTCCAAGTGTAAGCGGAAGTTCTAGCCTACCCAAGATTGCAAGTGCTCCTTCTATTTCTAGTTTCCCATCAGCACCTAAAACCTCAATAGCTTCTGCTGGCTCTACAAGCATACCTAGCGCTCCATCTTCTTCAACACCTTCAATATCAACTAACATTGCATCAGCTGGCGCATTTCCAAATGAAAGAATTGGAGCTGAAGGCGATTATGTAAATGTCACTATAAATGTCAATGCTCCAAGCGCAATTGATGAAGAAGGATTTACTAGAGCAGTCGTCTCAGCTCTAAACAACACAGGTCGCAGAACTGGCGCTGGAACAGAGCAACTACTTATATGACCGCTTGGAATCCTGTTTATCGAGTCAAGGTAAATGGATCAACAGTAACTGGGGCAACCCTTAGCGGACTCACTATTACTTCTGGTCGCACAGATATTTACTCTCAGCCAGTTGCTGGCTATTGCAATTTAACCTTGATTGAAACAGCTGAAGCAGCAGTTCCGTTTGAGATTAATGATGCAGTAACAATTGAAGTCCAAAACTCAAGCGCTACTTATGTAAATCTATTTGGCGGTTTTATTACTGACCTAGGCATAACAGTTCAAACTTCAGGCTCAACAGCCACTAGCCAACAAATTAAAATAGTTGCAGTAGGAGCCTTAGCAAGACTCAATCGAGCCGTTTATGTAGGCAACTTTGCTCATCAATTTGATGGCGATAGAATCCAAGAACTATTAGAAACAGTTTTATTTGACCAATGGAATGAAGTCCCAGCTGCCGAAACTTGGAACGGCTATGACCCAACAATTCAATGGCAAGATGCAGAAAATAGCGGATTAGGTGAAATCGACACTCCTGGGGATTATGAGCTTCACTCTGAAAATAATTTGGACGATACAGTTTATAACTTAGCTTCTCGCTTTGCTACTAGCGGACTTGGTTATCTTTATGAGGATTCTCAGGGTCGTATTGGGTATGCAGATTCAACGCATAGATCGCAATACTTAGCAACTAATGGCTATGTGGATTTAGATGGTAATCACTCAATTGGGCCTGGACTTTCGATTATTAAAAGAGCTGGCGATGTTAGAAATTCGATAACAATTGGCTATGGGACTTCAGGATCGGAAGTTACAGATCAGGATTTAGCATCAATATCTGAATATGGCCTTCTTGCTTCTACCATATCGACAACACTTCGCAATTCTGGAGACGCTACGGCTCAAGCAGCCTTCTATCTCCTTATCCGCGCATATCCTCAATTTGCCTTAAGGCAGATAACCTTCCCGATAGCCAGCGGTGAAATTGACAATTCAGACCGAGATAACCTTCTTGGCGTATTTATGGGCCAACCGCTTAATATTATTAACTTGCCAGCCAATATGGTCGGTGGAGAATTTCAAGGATTTGTCGAAGGATGGACTTGGACAGCCAGTCTTAACCAGCTCAATTTAACCCTAAATGTCTCGCCTATCGCTTTCAGCCTTCAGGCGTTTAGATGGAACTCAGTCCCAGCGACTGAGACTTGGAATACAATCAGCCCTACTTTGGACTGGCTTAACGCTACAATAGTTGCATAGGAGACTAAATGCCGAATACTACTAATTACAATTGGGCAACGCCAGCAGACACAGATCTTGTCAAAGATGGCGCGGCCGCTATCCGCACACTTGGATCATCTGCTGATACCACTGTAAAAAATTTAAATCCCGGAACTACTGCAGGAGATATTGATTATTACACTAGCAGCACAGCCAAGGCCAGAATTGCTATTGGAACTGCTGGGCAAGTATTAAAGGTTAATTCTGGTGGCACTGCTCCAGAATGGGGAACTACTGCTGATCAAACGCCGCTTACAACTAAGGGCGATTTATTTGGATTTGATACCGCTGACGCAAGAATTCCAATTGGAACTAATGGGCATATTCTCACAGCCGACTCAACTCAAAGTCTTGGCCTAAAATGGGCCGCGCCAAGTGGTGGATTGACTTTAATAAAACGTTCTACTTTGACAAATGTTGCAGATTCAGGAACGACTTTTGATGGTGTTTTTACTTCTACTTATGGGTCTTTTTTAATAATAATTGAAAGTTTTTTTGCTGCTACCTTAGCAGATGACGCAATGTTTCAATTCCGCGCAGGTGGCGTAACTAGAGCTACAAATTATTTCGGTGCTGGTATTGCTTATGCTAACAATGGAACTGCAGCAGTTAGTTTAAATACTTCTTCTACAGATGGTTTTATGTTAGCTCAGCAAACTGCCACATCAGGATATTTATTTGTGCAGGGAGCGTTTATTCAGGGAATGAATACTTCTTTAACTGGAACAAATAAGTTTAGCATTACCAATGGTTTTAATGATAGTTATACTCCAGATGGATTTCTATTAAGGTCATCTTCGACAAATATAGATTGCACAGTAGCCGTCTATGGGTTAGGTAAATAATGACTACAAGAACAGAAATGATAGAAATAATTAGGGCAGAAAATCCAACGCTAAGAACAGGTAACAATGAAGATGGTTATACTGAATTAACACCTGTTGAGTATGAAGCGCAGATAAAAAAATGGGCAGATGCTAGGTTGGCAAAACAAGCAGCATTAGCTGAAGCCGAAGCACAGGAAAAGGCTAAATCGGCAGCCAAAGCCAAATTAGTAGCTTTAGGCCTAACTGATGATGACTTAAAGGCATTAGGCCTTTAGCACAATCTATAAAGATAATGACGAGACTATGTGCAGCTGGCGTCCAACTACGGGAGCAAATCGATGACGATTATCCTGATAGGGATCGTAAGTCTGATGGCTGGATTGCTGACGCTCGTCACCTTTCTAAAGGCACTTCTGACCATATACCAAGAGATGGAATCGTTAGAGCTATAGATATAGATTCTGACCTATCGGCACACAAAGAAGAAGCTTATGCGCTGGTCGAGAAGATTCGTAAGTTAGCAAAGAACGGCGATAAAAGAATTAAATACATTATCTTTGATGGCAAGATAATGAGTCCGATACTCGGTTGGAAGCGGCGTAAATATAATGGCGCTAATCCTCACCGCTCACATTTCCATATTTCATTTACAACTTTGGGAGACAAAGATGGCAGTTATTTCGAACTCGAAGGAGACACTAATGAGAGACCTAAAAAAAGCAGCCGAAAGCTGGGCGAAAGCATTTCTAGCAGCAGCACTAGCGACCTATCTAGCGGTGGGATTCGACCCTGCTGCCATTGCAAATGCAGCTCTAGTATCAGTCTTGCCTAGCATCATCAACTGGCTAAACCCTAACTATGAGCGCTACGGCAAAGTCCGTTAATGCCAGCGGCTGAATTGGCCACCTTAGTAGCTTCAGTCTTAGGATCAATAGCTCTACTGATTGCGGGTCTGCGATACATCATCAAATTGGAAAATATCCCTATAGTGTCGCGCCTTGATAAGATGGAGTCTCAGCTAGAATTGGCCCTAGCGAAAGGGGTCAGAAATGGCAACGCGAAAGCGCGTAAATAAGAAGCCAGTCAAGCGTCCTAAGAGACGCAGGACTACTAAAGAAACCCCATTAACAAAGCTTGATTTCTGGGCTATTGCTGCCAATGAAGTTTATAAAGCTTGTCGCAGAGCTGGTATGGATGAAGGCACTTCGCTGGCTTTCGCTATGGATCGTAGCTCTTATCCTGATTGGATAGTGCCAGCCGATGACCCAATAAAGAAAATTGGTTGGGAAGATGGCGAGGAAGATAACTAATTTACTTCCGCGAGGTCGAGTTATTCGAGGCTCTCAAGTCGCTATACCCAGACTTGACGCCCCTTTCAGCGACCGACCGAGCAGATGGCATTACCAGCGATTCCTATATTGAGCTCAAATGCCGAAGGACCCACTACGATACTTTAATAATTGAGAAGAAGAAGTGGGATTATTTGGCCGATATAAGGGCTAGAACGGGCGCTAGGACCCTTTATATCAATTCGACACCTAAAGGGATATACCAATTCGACTTAGGGGCTGTAATCGAGCCTGAATGGGCTTTGAAGCGGTTGCCCATCACTACCGATTTTGCCAATAAAGCCACAAATGAACGACTGGCTGGCTTCTTAGATATCCGACTCGCCGAGCTATTACTTGTCTAAATAGATTTAAGCAAATACATTTAGCCCGTAAATCCATTTAGGGATTACAGAACGGGAGCAAAATGATAAATAAAGTAGCTCTTATTCGATTTGATTCTCAAGCAGGGGCTTGGACTGATGAGACAAATTGGGTTAAGGGATCAATAATTAGACGATTCGCTAAAGAGCGGATGGGTAAAAAGCAGTTAAGAGGCCGTTTATCTAAGGCTGAAATCTCTGCATATTGGCTTGATAAATATGGGGTGAGTGCAGATGTTTCCTAATTTATCTGATGAAGCAGTAGTAGGAATAATCATTGGAGTTCCATTTATCGGCCTTTATATCTGGAGTTTATTTACTTCAGCCAAAGCCAAAGCTTTTAATGAAGGCTATAAGAGAGGCAGGTCAAGTGTCCGATACACAGAAATCGTTAAGTGAATGGCTTGAAGAAGCTGGTGCTACCTTACTCGACCGAGGGATTGAGTATGGAGACCCGAGGCACAATTTTCTACGCATTTACAAAATCGCGAGAGCACTCGGTATTCAGCTCAGAGACCCATCTGAATTGGCACTTATTGCTATTGCAACAAAACT